CAAGAGATACATTTCCAGAGGTGTCCTCATTGACTATTGGTATCCAGTTGCCACCATGCGCGTAATAGCCTTTGCCAGTGGCATGAACATGAGCGAACATCCCATGATAGGTAGAGGCTGATGGAAGGTCAGATAGGTTCGAATAAACATTTGCGTAAGTAATTTTGTTAGAACCAAAATCTACGTCACCAGTAAAGGTAGCACCTGATAATGCTGCATAGTCGGTAGTAGCAGCCGTTGCCATCGTACCCAAACCAAGGTTTGTCCTTGCGGTGGCTGCATTTGCAACATCCGATAAATTATTGGCTGTTGCTAGTGAATTGTTTGAGATAGCAGTGTTAACTGCTTCTACTGCTTTACCCAGTAGCAAGAACTCTTTTCCGTCCGTTGTGCCACTGGTATTGTTAATCTTAGTAGTAAGATTAGCTTCGAGTGTCGTTGTGTTAATTGTCATTTTAGAGTCCTGCTAGAGCTAAAGTTTCCACATCATCGATGAGCGCATCGACTTGGGCTGTTGTATAGTGGCTAGATAATTGGAAAGTTCCGTAACCTACGATAGCCACTGTATCGCCAGTTGCAGCCGCTGAACCAAGAACGATATTCGTTCCAGTTGTGGCGGTAAAATCTGATGGTGCTAGTTTCACACCGTTGAGGTAAACGTCCACAAAACCTGCATCGTAAGTTGCAGGGAATGTGGTGGTTGATCCTGTGTAGGAGCCTGATGAAGTACCTACTACAAAGTCTGATCTCTCTGATGTTCCGTTGACTGAGCTACCTGCATTCTGAAAACCACCAGAGCCATACACCATCATTATGTTGTTGGCGGTATCGAACCACAGATCACCGACAGTAAGATTTGAACCAGAAGGCGCTGTTGCTGATACGAAGTAGGTATCTAGAAACTGTTGTGATGAGGCGATTGCTGATTGGGCTGTAGTTGCATGACCTGCCGCTGCATTCTCACTTGCAAGAGCCGCTGCCGCTGAGTTAGCCGCTGCCGTAGCAGAAGTTGCGGCTGCAGTTGCTGATCCTAGGATATTGTCTGTATAGGCTTTGTTTGCAACCTGATCATTAGCGGTTGGATTTGGAACACCACTAATCGTATTATTACCCATAGCAATCGTACCAGACATAGTGCCGCCTGATAGGTTTAGCTTTAATGCATCTTGCGTATCAGTGTAATTCTTTGTTGAAAGGTCTTGGGCGTTTGTTGGATCACCTGCATTGGTAACCTTAGACGTACCCATGTCGATAGCCCCAGACATTGTACCCCCTGCCAGAGGTAACTTGGTAGCTATACTGTTAGTAATCGTAGTAGAAAAGTTTGCATCGTCATTAATTGCTGCAGCTAATTCATTTAGGGTGTCTAATGCTGCAGGGGCAGTATCTACTAGGTTAGCTACGGCTGTATCTACATCGGTTTTTCGGGCAGCATCATTTGGATTTACAGGTGCAGATAAGTTCTGGATAGTGGCAGTTGTGCCGCCATCCATATTCAATGTGCCTGAGATAGTTACATTATTAAATGTAGAAGTACCTGAAGAAGTAACATCACCTGCTACATTCCCTGAAACTGAGCCTGTAATAGTTCCTGATGCACTAATATTAGTAAAAGAAGATGTGCCAGAGGATGCTGTTACATTACCTGATACATTACCACTTAGGTCACCAGTGAACCCACTATTTGCAGTAATTGTAGTACCAGTTATTCCAGTTGGGTTTGTAGACCCAATTACGACACCGTTTATTGAACCATTATTACCTGCACCGCCTACAGTTACTGAGCCTAGAGTAGAAGTGGTAGAGTTGAGAGAAGCTAGGGTACTAAGACCTGTTACTCCAAGAGTGCCACCTACGAGGGCGTTACCTGCAAGGTGTAGGTCTTTGTATTTTAAGGAACTGCTACCAATGTCTATAGTATTAGTAGTTTCAGGAACAATTTTTAACCCATCATTAGCTACTACCTGTCTCCACTGTGCGGCATTGCTTGTGTTATCTACACAGATAAATATCTTATCAGTACTTACATTTATCCAAACAGAGCCTACTGCGTAGTCTTGACTACTATCATTTGCTATAGTTGGGTTTGCTGTAGCATCTAATTTGTTAGCGCCCCCAGAACCCCCATTAACTGCAGGAAGTAACCCAGAAACAGAGGTGGCTAAATTTATTTTAGGTCCTGCTCCTGCAGACGTACCATCGTGAGTATGTCCAGTAGAAGCATTGAAGGCCGCAAGTAATTGATCAAATTCTGCATTAAGTGGTGGGGCAGTAATATTACTACCGTTGATAATACTGGCTATGGATTGTCTTGTATAACCTGTCATTATCTTCTCCCTGCAGTACTAAACTCAAAAACCAAACCTTGAATAGAAAATGGTTCTGATTGTCCTATTGTTACAAAAGTTGCACTCACTGAAAATCCGCTTCCTTGTACATCTGTGGTCATAATTGGTTTAGAGTTACCACCATATAAAACATTAGCTGCGCCATAATCTATATTAAGACCTGCATATTCTATCTGACCGCCTTCACTAGCCTGTGAGTAAGTTGAAGGAGTTAAAGTAGCATTATCTCCCCAGTTATAAGAAAGAGTTAAAAATAATTCTACGGGACCTTCTGCCCGAATAAAAGTATTTAACTTTCTTACTATTTTTCGTTGTTCTGTGTCTCCAAAATCTAGGTAAGGGGTTTCGTAAACGCTAAGAATATTACTATTGTTAAAACTAGTACCTTTTTCTTGTTCGTAAACTTTACCATCAAAGTCCCCATGTAAAATTCTTTCTTGGGTTCCTATGTATCCACTGGTGCAGCAACTAGCTCTTATTCCTATTAACTCTCCGTATGCCCACTGAATTTGACCTTCCCTATCATAAAGGCCTCCAATAATTCCAAACGAGTTTTGAACATCTACTGTAGGGTCCCCAACAAAAAACCGTACCTGAGATTTATTTCTGATAACTACGGCACTTATGTTATCTTCCGTTTGTCTATCTATCAATGTAGTCAATAAAACCTGTATTGACTTACTAACTGACTCAAGCTCTACGTCTCCAATTCGAGAAGTACCTGCTACTGGTCTAAACCCGTCAGGGGCTAGAAATAAAATATCTCCCCCAATCTCAACTACACTGTCTCTAGATATACATCCTACATTTTTAGTAATATCTACAGTATCATATAAACTATCGCCCTGTTCTGCTTTCTGTATTGCATTAGTACCAAAAATATATAAATCACTTCGGAATGGTTTAATTTGTACAATTCTAAAAGGGGCGTCAAATTGTTGAGCCAGATTTTTAGAAGGTGATCCTGCAGGTACTGAAGCCGCTGTGGTGGCAAAGTCTGAAGGGTCTTTAGCTACAGATACTGCTACCTTTGTAGGAAATGCTTCATCTCCTGAAAACCATAAAGCGTTATTAAAAAACTCTACTAAGCTAGGGGCAGCAATTGCCTGTGCGCCACCAGAGTCTGCAAAGGATTGACCAGTTGCTGAAGGGTTAATAAACGCCCAGTTAACTCCATCAAATAATATTCCGTTGTTTACTCCATCTGCAAAGGCTATAAAACTTTGTTGTCCTAAATTAAAAGTAACTGCTCTAACTTTGTTAACTGATCTAGTACTTATAGTATGGGATAGAGTAAGTCCTGTGGTTATCTGTTGCCATCCAACATTATCTAAAAACTTCCAGAACGAATATGTATTAGCCCCTACATCTTTTCTTGCTGCAATTATGTATGGATTACCATATTGTTCATTTTGATATATAAATACTCCTAGAACTTTACCTTCGCTATTTGCTCCCCCTACGGCAGCATCAATACCTCCTAGTACTTCGTACCCTTCTATTCTACGATACCCTCCATATAAAGAGGGTTCATAATTAACTAGTCTAGTTGCTACTCCTGACAGTTTGTCAGATAATTCTAGATGGTTCTCGTTACTATTAAGACCCCCAGAACATACTAGCTTGTATGATTGTATCTGGTCTGCCATTAGAACTTGATCCTGCTATCCCTTACATACTCATAGTTATTTATAAATAAGGTTTGTAAATCTTTTAGCCCTGCTAAGAAACTTTGATAAGCTATCTGGGCTGACTCTGGATTATCTTTAAACATATACATATGATAAAGAGCACCATCTATAATAACAGTATCAAAACTCTCTGGTATTCTAGTAACATCCGTATCATTAGTTAAATCAGTATAATTTAGATAGTATCTAAACCGTATCGAATATGCTGCATTAGGAGAGGGGGTTACACCAAATCCTGTACCATGAGAGGCAAATACATATTCAGGTTTACCTCTTCCACTACTTCCTGCATTATAATCATTATCTCTATAGCTCTTATACCACTCATCTCGTTCAATATATTTTAAAGTATCAAACCCTGTATTAAGAGAACTATCAGAAATTATTTGAAATGTATTCCAATCTGCTTTTTTAAATGCGGTAGGCCAAGAATACTCTGACTGCCCTACTGATAAAACCTGAGTAAATTCTGCAGCGTTAAAAGGCCACTCATACTCAGCCTGATTAACTTTTGCTATAGCTGCTTTTACTGCATCTTTTACTAATGCCTGAACACCTCTTACAGTAGGAAAATCTGAAACAGGTATCTCTACCTCGTTCAGACGCCTTAAAGTTTTGTTACATAAGTCTATATAGGTAGAAGGCATAAAATATTCCTAAGTGCATATAGTTGAGGGGCAAGAGTTGACCTGCCCCCCATAATATTGTATAACTTACGCTAAGTTGTAAGCGGCTGTAAATAGAGCCTCTGGACGTAGAATTTTGCGTCCATATAACTGCATTCCACGAACAATATCTGCGAAGGTTGTAGGTGAACGGAAAGTCTCTGTTTTAGCGATCTGTTCCGCTGTTGCTACTGCAGATGAATGCCCTGCCACTAGGAAACCCATGTTAGTTTCTGAACCTGCAGATGCTGCAGTTCCTGCACCTGTGCCTAGTTGAGGTAGGTTGTTGGATTTGTAGATTGTGAACCCACGAAGTTGTCCGGGCATACGTCCGTTTCGTAGTTCGTCTCCACCACCGAAGTCAGAATTAATTAATTTTGAATCTTCGTCCATTAATACTTCTGCAAACACAGGGTCAACCACACACCATCTTGAGTCAGTGTCTACTGACGCCTGATCCATTTGTCGTGCAATACGGTTTAGGATTGCTAGTGGTGAAGTAATACCACCTGCACCGCCACCTGCAGCAATTGGAATAGATGTGATTTCTGATGCACCACCAATATCAGACCCACCAAAATCTGTGATATCTAATTTGTTAGCAGGTAGCAATTCGTCATTATCCGCGTTGCTGTCTGCTTTAGTGCTTCCTGTTTCAAGTGAAGTACGTCTTGCACCTG